AATTTGGACACCGGCTCCGGCGTTTTCTTTTGGAGGTGAACCAATGCCCGTGAGGAAAAGCAGCGGGCTGCATCATCCGTCCGCGATCTATGCCAAGCAGGTGACGCAGGGCAAGCTGATGCCCCTGTGCTGCAAATATGAGATTTTCGCCTGCCAGCGGCACCTGGACGATCTCAAACGCCAGGGCGATCCGGATTTCCCTTATGTCTTTGACGTGACCCGTGCAGACCGGATCCTGCGCTGGTTCGGCGAATGCCGCCAGGTGCGCGGCGTGGAGCAGGGTGAACCTATTAAGCTGGAACCCTGGCAGATCTTCGACCTCTCCGTGGTTTACGGTTGGGTGCACAAGGATACCGGCGCCCGGCGCTTCAAGCGCACCTATGAAAAGCGCGCCCGGGGCAATTTCAAATCCACCGAAAAATCCGGTCAGGGCCTCTACCATATGTGCGGCGACGTGATCTACCCGCCATATTGCCCAGAGGAAGCAAAGTTTGAGATGCAGCCGGAGGTGGAATGCGCAGCCGTGGACCGCGGACAGGCCATGCGCGTGTTTGGGGATGCCAAGGCCATTGCCCAGGCCTCGCCCAATATCGCCCGGCGGCTGATCATTCCCAAGGCGAACCCCGTAAAACACCGGACGCGGGGCGGCTTTATGCGGGCGCTCTCGAAGGACACCAAAAACAAGGATTCCGGTGCGCCTAGCTGCTTCATCCTGGATGAATACCACGCCCACACCACCAGTGACATCTACGATCTGGGTCTTAATTCCTTTGGCAAGCGGCCGCAGTCGCTGATGCTGGTGATCACCACCGCCGGCGACGACGCCGAAAATAAACCCTGTTTTACCGAGGAGGAATACGCCAAGCGGGTGCTGGACGACCCCAGCGTTTGCGACGACACCTATTTTGTCATGATCCGTGAATGCGACGAGGGGGACGACCCCCACGCCCGCGCAAACTGGGCAAAAGCTAATCCCTGCCTACGCTATCCCAACGATTACAGCCGGTACCTGCTGGAGCAGATCGAAGCTGAATACACGGCGGCCTATGGCAGCAACGACGCGGAGAAGATCCGCAAGTTTCTGACCCGGCGCCTGTGTATGTGGCAGACCGGCAGTGTCAACCGCTATCTGGACGAGCTGGACATGACGCGGCTGCAGGAGGCTATGGTGGGTCCGGCCTGGTTCGCCGCCCTCACCGACGGGCGGGAGTACTACGGTGCGTTCGACCTGGGCAAGCGCGTCGACCTGACGGGCGCGGCGTCCGTTTTTCTGCTGGACGACGGCTATGTGGCCATGGAGCTGCACGGGTTTATGCCGGAGGACGGCATCGGCCGGCATGAACACACCGACCGCTATCCCTACCGGGAATGGTGCCGGGACGGTTACTGTACGGCGACGCCAGGCGCGGTGACGGAAAATCGCTTTGTGGCGGAGTGGTTTATCCGCAACGAAAGAAAACACGGCTGGAAGGCCGCAAAGATCGCTTATGACGGGCACAACGCCACCGATCTGGCGATCGCCATCGCCCAGGAGCGCGGCGACGAGGACCTGTGCGTAGAGGTCTACCAGGGCTGCGGCACCCAGAATGTGGCCGTGAAGGGCTTTCGGGATCTGCTGCGCAGCGGGAAGGTTATTATCAAATATTCGCCGGCGGCGGTGAAATGGTTCGCCAACGCCGTGGAATATTCCAACGGCAACGATGAGAGCCGAATCTCAAAAAAATACAAGGACGACACCGCCCGCGTGGATCCCGTGGCCGCGGTCATGGACGCGCTGGTTCTGGCTATCACCCGGAGAAACAATCCGAGCCTGCAGGACCGGATCGCGGCCGGGCAGTGGGCCATGTAGGAGGAAACTATGAAAATGCTCAAATCATTGCACGATCTGCTGCCGGTGCTGCTGCTGCTTGCGGGCGCCGCAGCCATCGCCGTCGGCGTTTGGCTCATTTTTGAGCCGGCGGGGTATATAGCGGCCGGCGCACTGCTCATCGTGGGCGCCGTGATGATGATAAGGGGTGAGAGCAACGAGCATGACAAGACTTGAGCGCGGCATCCTCTCCGCATTTTCCCCAGGCCGGGTCCAGAACGCCGTGACGGCAAGCGCCGGGGGCGTGGTGATGAGCGCGGTGGGCAGCTACACCGGCACGGAGGCCGACGCCATGAAACTCAGCGCGGTGACGCGGGCGATGGAAATCCTCAGCGGATCCATGGCAAAGCTGCCCAGCTATTGCGTGGATGAGAACACTAACAAGCGCATGGGGCACCCACTGCTGACGCTGCTGAATGTGCGGCCAAACGAGGCCATGACGCCGGCAGTTTTTAAGGCTATGGTGGAGGGCAACCGTCTCTCCGGTGGAAACGGTTATGTATGGGTCCTCCGCGACCCGATTTCCCGGCGCCCAAGGGAGCTGATTCCGCTGCCCTGGGAACTGGTGCAGCCCTGGAAAGACACCACGGGCCGGCCCTGGTACACCGTGACGCACCCGTACAGCGGGGAACTGATGCGCTTGAGCTGCACGGACGTGGAGCATTTCAAGGGCTATTCGCACGACGGCTTCAGGGGTATGAGCGTCCTCGGCCGGGCCAGCGAGGTTATCGCGGCGGCGCGATCCGCGCAGGACTACGAGCGCAGCTACTACGAGAACAGCGGTACGCCCAGCGGTGTGCTGGTGGCCGCCGGTGATCTCTGCGGAGAGGTGACCAGAACAAAATCCGACGGCACCACCGAGACGGTAACGCACAGGGACATTATCCGCGAAGAGTGGGAGAAAACCCACGCCGGCCCGAAAAATGCTTTTCGCACCGCCGTGCTGGACTTTGGCATGGAGTACAAGCCCATCACCATGACGAACAGCGACGCGCAGTTTGTGGAAAGCAAAGAGATCACCGTGGAGGATATCGCCCGGTTTTTCGGCGTGCCTCTCAGCAAGCTTTATGCCGGGAAACAGGCTTACAACTCCAACGAGCAGAACTCCATTGACTATGTTGTATCGACGCTACATCCCATTGTGACCCAGTATGAGGAGGAGCAGACCTACAAGCTGCTTACCGACTCGGAGATCCGCCAGGGCCTGCGGCTGAAAATCAACATGATGGCAGAACTCAAAGGCGACAGCGCATCCCGTGGTGTCTGGTATAAGGCCATGCGCGAGACCGGAGCTTACTCCGCCGACGATATCCGCGCCAAGGAGGACGAGGAAGCCCTCGGCCATGACAAAGGCGGCGATATCTATTATGGAAACAAGAATTTTGCCCCGCTGGATATGTTCCGCGAGATCAGCTCGGCAAAGTCGGGAGGAAAAAACAAATGAGAGTGAAGTTGAGCGGAACTGTGATGAGCTCCTCGATGGCGCGCATCTATCAGTATTTTGGCTTTGACGCCTGCTGCGCGCGCGATGTGACCGACGCTGTGGATGCCTTTGCCACGGAACCGGACGAGGAAGGGCTGATCTTTGAGGTCAACTCTCCAGGCGGCAGTATGTTCTGCGGACTGGAGATGTGGACGGCGCTGATGGACGCAGCGCGTGTCCGGTGCCTGGCTGTTACCGCCGAGATCCAGAGCATCGCGGCCAGCGCGGCCAGCATCTTTTGCGCCGGATGCGACACCGTGCGCATCAGCCCTGTAGCACAGATCATGGTGCACCTGCCCGCCACCGACACCGAAGGCGACGAGGTGGAACATGGCCGCAGTTTGCAAATGCTGCAGGCGGGCCTGGAGAGTATCCTTAACGCCTACGAGGCCAAGTGCGGCGGCAAGACTTCCCGCGCCGAGCTGGAAACGCTGTGTCGGTCGCAGACCTTTATCACGGCGCAGCGCGCCGTGGATATCGGGCTGGCCGATGAGATTATCCTCTACGACAGCGACGATGAAACGGACCCCATGAGCATGGTGGCCAGCGTAGGCGCCGGCATACGGTGTTTGGCCGGCATGGGCGGGCTGCCGGATTATGAAACGCTGCGGGCGCGGTACAACGCGGAGACGGCGGCGAAGGCACAGACAAGCGGCGAGGGCGGAGGCAGCGGCGGTGATGAGCCGACACCGGTTTCCGCAGGAGCCGTATCTGATATCCCCCAGGCCGGGGAGCCGGCCATGAAGGACGACTGGCGGTACGGAGCCCGGATCGCCGTCGCAAAGCTTAAAGTTTGACAGGAGGAAATATCAATGGAACTCGAAAAAATGCTGAACGAACTCGCCGGCCAGCGTGCCGACCAGCTTACTGCCGCCGAAACGGCTCTCGCCGGCAATGACCAGGCCGCTTATGACACGGCCATGCAGGAGGTGTCCAATCTGGACACGCGCATCGCGCAGGTCAACAGCCTGATCGCGGCAAAGGCTGCCGTGCCGGCGGCCCCGGCGATCATCCACAAGACCACCGAGGCGGAGGACCGCGCCACTGAGCGTGTGCAGGCTCTGCTGCACGGCGCGGAAGTGACCTTCGACGTGGCAGAGGTGCGCGACGCCATTACCCTGGGTACCGGCAATATCGTGGAGCCCACCCAGGCGGGCACCAACGTCCGTGATCGGCTGAACCCCGTCAGCTCCGTTATCGACCAGGTGAGCGTGGTTGACCTGACCGGCACCGGCGGCATCGAGGAGCCCTACTTCAAGGCCGCGCAGGAAGCGCAGGCCGGCGCCGTAGCCACCCTGGCCGGCACTGCCCGAACCGCCACCGACCCCGTCCCGCGGAAGGCGGCCATCAAACCCTACGAAGTGAACGTGACCTCCTATGTAGACAGGAATCTTGTAAAGCTGTCCCCGGCCCGCTACATGGAGAAAATCCAGAGCATGGCCATGCAGGCCATGCGGCGCAAGGTGGCAGCCCTGATCCTTAACGGCGACGGCCAGGCTACCCCCACCATGTTCGGCATCAAATCCGCCAAAAATACCGACGCCGAAGCGCTGTACGCCACGAAGGCCATCGCCGCCAACGGCATCTCCGTGACCACGCTGCAGGAACTGTATTTTGCCCTGGGCACCGACAACGAGCTGGCCGGCGACGCCCGGCTGTATCTGGCAAAAGTGGACCTGGCCGCTTTGGGCGAGCTGCGGGGCACCAACGAGAAAAAGCGCCTGATCGACATCACCCCGACTGCCGGCAACCCCAACAGCGGCGTGCTGGCGGACGGCGGTGTGATTGTCCCCTATACCCTCAGCAGCGATTTGACCGCCGTGACGGGCGCGGCCGCGGGCGCTTCCGCCATCCAGACCATGTGCTACGGCAACCCCCTGGCCTATGAGCTGGGCCTGTTCGGCGGCTACACCATCCGCGTGGATGAGAGCTGCAAGGCCGTTGAGCGGCTGCTGACCATCCTGGGTGACGTCATGGTGGGCGGCAACCTGGTGGTGGACAACAGCTTCGTCGTCGCCACCATCGCCCCCGCGGGCTGATAAGCTATGACAAACACGGTACCGGATGATGAGCTTGCCGACGTAAAAACCTACTGCAAGTTTGATGATGAGCCCGATAAGGATACCATTGGCCTGATCCTCAGCGCAAAGCAGTACCTCGCAAATGCAGGCATAAACGAACCGGAGGATCCATCCCTTGACCCTCAGTATTACCTGATGGTCAAGGGACTGACACTTTGGTATCACGACAAGCGTGATGAGCCGGTTGCAATGCCTGTTGGTTTGCGGGATACCATTAATCAGCGTAAGTTCTGCGGTGGAAATGCCGCGGTACTGACGAAAAGTACATAAAGAGGAGGATGGAGGCGATCAACGTGCCGGTTGGCAACATGAACAGGCGCATTACCTTCCAAACCCGGGCGGGCGGGCAGACCGCCGACGGCGAACCCGCGAGCGGCTGGACCGACTACGCGACCGTGTGGGCCAGCGTGAAAGCTGTCAAGGGACGGAATTACTACGCCATGGGCCAGGAGCAGAGCGAGGCGACCCATACCATCCTGATCCGGCGGCGCAGCGACATCACGGCCGCCATGCGCATCGCCCTGGGCAGTCGCGTCTTTGATATTATCCCGCCGGTAGCTACCGACGAACGCACCCCGTTTCTGGTCCTCAGCGTGACGGAGCAGGTGCCATGAGCGGCGCCGGTGTCTGGTTTAAGGAAACCGGAACAAAGGCCGTGATCGACCGCCTGGCCGCCACGGGGCAGCTGCCCCAGAAGGCCGTGACAAAAGCGGCCGGCAAAGGTGCCAATGTGACGCGCAAGGCGGTGAAGGGCGAAGTCCCTGTCGGGGAGACCGGCAATCTGAAGCGCAGCATCATCCGCCACGGCGAACGCAGCAGGATCCGCGGGAAAAAAGTGTATGACGTTTACTTTGATCCCGGAATGAATGAGCTGCTACAGAAGCCCGTGAAAAAACCGGGCGCGGCAGGGAGTAAAACCACTAAAAACGGCCATGCCTATTATCCGGCCAGTATGGAGTTTGGCTTTTTAACGCGTTCCAAGGGCGGCGGGCTGAGCTATGTGCCCGGTTATCATTTTATGCGCCAGGGCGCGGAGGAGAGCAGCGCGGCGGCCAAGGAGACCATGACCCAGACGCTGATCGCCGAGCTCGACGAGACCTGGGGCAAGTGAGGTATTCATATGGCGACATCTATAGACGCAATCATCGTTTCCGCCGTGAGCGGTGTGGCTTCGCTTTCCGGCAAGGTCTATCCCCACGAGGCGCTGAAAGACGCCGCCGCGCCGTTCTGCTTTTATCTGCAGGAGGCCGGCGATGAGGAGCGCGCACTGGACGGGCTGACAGGGCTGAAAGGCGCGGATTACCAGGTCCATGTGGTGGCCGGCACCCATCTGGCAATGCAGACGCTGGGCGGCGCCGTGATGGCAGTGCTGCAAGCGCTGGAGGGAACAGAGCATGACGGGATTACGATCCAGGCGGCGGAGTGCCGTCAAACCCAGCCAAATTTCTATGAGTCCGGTGTGGGGCTTTGGCGCAAGCCGCTGTACCTGCATCTGGATTATCTGATCAATTAAGGAGGTAACCCTATGAGCAAATCCGCATCTGTCGGCACCACGCTGACGGTAGGCACCAAGCCCGTGGGCGGGCTGAAGTCCATTGACGGCATCGATGTCACCGCCGATTCTGTCGAGGTGACCGATCTCGCCAACAGCACCGGCTACAAGGAGTTCGTGGCCGGTTTCAAGGATCCCGGCGAAGTATCCGTTTCCGGCTATATGGATGGCGCTGACGAAGGTCAGAGCGAGATGTATACGCTGCTGAACAGCGGCGCGATCACAGATTGCAGCATTAAGTTTCCCACGGCCATCGGGAAGACCTGGACCTTTAAGGCCGTGGTAACCGAGTTCAAGACCGGCGTGGACGTATCCGACGCCATCACCTTCGACGCCAAACTGAAAATCTCCGGCGCGCCCACACTGGCGGCGACCCCCGCGGGCTGAGAGGTGAGATCCGATGGATAAGAGAGAACAGTGGCGAGTCGGCGAGGCCGGCGAGGTCATTGTCAACATGGACAAACCGCGCGCGCTGCGTCTGACCCACAGAGCCATGAAGACCTTTTCCAAACTCACGGCCTGCAAGCTGGAGGACATGGAGGACGCGATCCAGGATCCCGTGAAGCTGGAAGCGCTGTACTACTCTATGCTGCTGGCCGACGCCAAGGAAAACGGCGAGTCGTTGAAGGTGACCGATATGGAAGCCTTAATGGACACCATGACGCCCGGCGCGCTGATCGGCGCGGCCGGTAAGGCGCTGGAACTGGCCTACGCCGACGCGGCGCCCTCACCGGCGGCAGAGGAGGGCGACGAAAAAAACGCCGACCCGGCGGCTGGAACTGGCAAGACAGCCTGAGCCTGGCCGCCGTGATCGGGATGAGCCCCTCCGAATGGGAGAGGCTCACCCCGAGTGAATTTGGTGCCTGCGTTTCCGCCTGGATGGAGAAACGCAGGGACGATCAGCAGATCGCCCAGCGCAATATCTACAACCTGAGCCTGCTGATCCGGGCCATGGTATGGGCCAAGAGGGCGCCGGACTATGAGGATGCCTACGGCGGTGAAAAGGCAGAAAAAATGACCGATGAGCAGATGTACGCGCAGGTCAAGGCGCTGAACGCGCTGCTCGGCGGCGAGGAGGTGGACTGATTGCCCGCATTGAAAAATATCATGGTCCGCGCTGGCGCGGACTTTTCCGCCATTACAAAGCAGGCGAGCAAGGCGAAGACCAGTATGGCGGGCATGCGGGCTTCTCTCGCCGGCTCCTGCAGCGCAATGCAGGCGACGACGATGAAGCTCAACCGGGTGCTGGGCACCCTGGGCGTAACGCTGTCGGCCGCCGCGATCGTGGCGTTTGCCAAATCCGCCAAGACGGCCTACGAGACCCAAGTGGAGGGCGAGACCAAACTGGCCACCATAATGGGGCAGCGCATGAACGCCAGCACCGCAGAGGTTAAAAGTATCCTTGCGCTCACCAGCGCCCAACAGAAGCTGGGCGTGGTGGGCGACGAGGTGCAGCTGGCCGGGGCGCAGCAGCTGGCGACGTTTCTCAATCAGACGAAGTCGCTGCAGACCCTGATCCCCGTGATGAACAATCTCATCGTGCAGCAGAACGGCCTGAAAGCCACGACAGAGAATGCCACCACTGTTGGCAACCTGATGGGCAAAGCCATGCAGGGCCAGGTGACGGCGCTGCGGCGCGTGGGCATCACCTTTTCCGACGCCGAGGCCGCCGCCATCAAGTACGGCGACGAGGAACAGCGGGCCGCCGTGCTGGCTGAGATCATCACAAACAACGTGGGCCAGATGAACACGGCCATGGCGGCGACGCCCTCCGGCCGGCTGAAACAGGTGAGCAACGTCCTGGGCGACATCAAAGAGCAGTTCGGCCAGGCCGTGACGACAAGCCTGACCGCGTTCTTGCCGGCGCTGAACGGCATTTGCCGGGTGTTGGCCAATATGGCGACCCTGGCAAATATGGTTGCACAGTCTATCGCAAATGTGTTTGGCAAAACCGCAAAAAGCTCTGCCGCAGTGGTGAGTTACGGCGGGGCGGCGAGCGACGCCGTTGACGGATTGACGGATTCCACCAATGCGGCAGGCTCCGCGGCGAAAAATCTCAGTACCTTCGGCTTCGACACGCTGCAGAAGCTGAGCACTACGAGCAGCGGCTCCGGCAGCGGCGGCAGCGATGTCTCCACCAGCGGCAGCGGGATCTCCGATACCGGCACCGCAGCCGACGCCGCCAGCGAGAGTCTGACGGGGCTGGAGAAGGTTCTGAACCGGCTGAAGCAGACGGCGGACAGCCTGGACTTTTCCAAGCTCAATACCGCGTTCGCGGGGTTCAAGGCGGCACTGGCAGGGTTTAACGCCGGAATCGGCGCCGGGCTTGGATGGATTTACGACAATATTCTGGAGCCGCTGGCGCAGTGGACAATCTCTGACGCACTGCCGGCGTTTCTGGACGCCCTGTCCGGGGCGCTGTCCCTTCTGAGCAGCGTTATCACGGCAATCGCCCCGATCTTCTCCTGGCTGTGGGACAACATCCTGCAGCCCATCGCGAGTTGGACGGGCGGCGTGATCGTGGATGTGCTGAAATGGCTGGCCGGCGCGCTGAAGGACGTAAGCGACTGGGTAAGCGCCCATCCGGAGGTGGCACAGATTCTGGCGATCACCGCGGCGCTGTTTCTGACGGCGGCCAATGCCGGGAAGATCTTTATGTCGGTAGCCATGGGGATCGGCCAGACAATTCTGGCCGTGACCGGCATCGTGAAGGGCATCGGCGCTGCCATCGCGTTTCTGACGAGCCCCGTCGGCCTCGTGACGGCTGCTGTCGCGGCGCTGATCGCCGTCATCATCCTGTGCATCGCGCACTGGGATGAGATCAAGTCTTTCGCCGTCGGCTGCTGGGAGAGCATCAAGGACGCCTGGAACGCGGCCGGGGATTACTTTCGCGGCGTAGGCGACCGGATCAGCGAGGCCTGGACGGCCGTCACAGACCGCGTCAAGGAAAACGCAGCGACCGCTGTCAATGGCATCAAGGATGTTTTCGGCACGGTAAAAGACTGGTTTGAAAAATATGTGACGACGCCGCTGACAAATGGCTTCAGAGCCTGTATCAACGGTGTGATCGGATTTTTCGAAGGCCTCGCCAACAAAGGCGTGGACGCCGTGAATGTACTGGTGAACGCGCTGAACAGCCTGCACTTCACGGTTCCGAAGTGGGTGCCGGGTATCGGCGGCAGCATTGTCGGGTTCAACCTCCCCACGGTCGCCCATGTGGCACTGCCGCGGCTTGCCACCGGCGCGGTACTCTCCGGCGGCGCGCCCTTCGCGGCCATCGTCAACGATCAGCCGACGGGCCAGACCAACATCGAGAGCCCGCTGTCCACCATTGTGGACGCCATGATGACGGCGCTGCAGGGCTATGACGGCGGGAACGTGGATGTGAACGCAAAGGTGATATTCAGCGGGCAGCTGGCGCCGCTGGCGCGGCTGCTGAACCCCTATCTTGAGGCGGAGGCGCACCGGGTAGGTCCGCACGCCGTGACAGGAGGCGCATGATGCAGAATCTTGTGGGTATCGACGGCACCTATTACGACCTAGCCATCACCAGCCTGAAGCCGACGGCAAACATCACCGACGGCGATAACGCCGGCCGCAGTACCAACGGCATTATGATCCGGGACATCCTCGGCACCTATCTCTCTTATGTTATTGAGTTCGAGATGAAACAGTACGATCTGACGGAGTTCTCCGCGCTCGTGCGCAAGCTGCGGCAGCCGGTGAAGTATGTCAGCATGACCGTCCCGGATCTGGATACGGATATCACCTTCGACGCCTATATCACCAAGGTGGAGTATGAATACAAAGGCATCATCGGCGGCGTGAGGCGCTGGAGCGGATTGAAGGTGACGTTCACGCCCATGGCGCCGAACATCGAACCGTCGTGAGCGTGTCCAATTTGGACACCGGGAGGTATCCATGTCCAAAGTAACGATAACCTACAAGGATTACGCCGTGGGCGCGGCCGAGGCCGCAACGGGCACGGCCGCCGGCGCGGAGAGCTTCTGCGACCCGGCAGATCTGTTCGGCGGCGCCGACATCCCCAGGTTTGCCACGCTGGAGGACGATCTGTGGCAGCTGGACGGCAGCTGGCCGCTGTTCCCGGAAACGCCCGCCGCCGCGGCCCTCGGCATCTGGAGTGCGGCGCTCAGCGGCAGCGGCGGGGCTTTTGCCGCACCGCAGGAAGTGGATATCGTCCTGAGCGCAAATTTTTCAAGCACCGGCATCACGCTGTTTTTCGACCCCAACAGCGGCGCCCGGCCGGCGGCCGTCAAAGTGACCTGGTACCGGGATTCAACCCAGCTGGACAGCGCGGACTATGCGCCGGACAACGACGTCTATTTCTGCCGGCAGACCGTGGCAAGCTACAACAAGATCGTGCTGATCTTTTCCGCCATGACGGCCGCCAACCGGCGGCTGCGGCTGTCCCGCGTCGTTTTCGGGCGGGTGAAGGTATTCCAGCCGCAGGAGTATAAGGACCTCGCCATGAAGCAGCTGGCCGACCCGATCAGCGACACTGTGGAGGATAACCCCATGACCGTGACGCTGCGGCCGGGGGACGACGGCTGTGATTACCTGTTCCAGGCCAAGCAGCCCCTGAGCGTGGCCGAGGGCACGGAACTCATCGGCGTGTGGTACATCGATACCCACGATGAGACCGGCGTCAACGCCTACGACATCGCGGCTATCGGGTTGAAGGGGCTGCTGGACCGGCAAAGCAATCATATGGGCGGCATCTATGACGGGACGGCCGCCAGCGTGGTCTGCGCGGACATCCTGGGCAGCATCCCTTATGTGCTGGACAGCTCGCTGCGGGACGTGTCTGTGTATGGCTGGCTGCCCATCGCGTCGCCCCGGGACAACCTGCTGCAGCTCGCTTTCCGGCTGGGCGCCATTGTGGACGACAGCCGGCGCGATTATATCAGCATCCGGCCGCCGGAGACCGGAGACGCCACGGACGCGCTGACCGGCGCGCGAGCTTACGAAAAGGGAAAGATCAGCACGTCATCCCTGGTGACGACCGTATATCTGACCGTGCATCGCTATGCCGTGAGCAGCGAGACCGAGCAGCTTTTTTCCGGCACGCTGACCGGCACGGAGCGCGTGGAGTTTTCCGAGCCCCACAGCGGCCTGACGATCTCCGGCGGCACAATCGGCAGCAGCGGGGCCAACTACGCCGTGATCACAGGCACCGGCGGCGCCGTGACGCTGACGGGCTATAAGTATATCCACACCACCAGCGTGATCAGCCGGAGTAACCCGCTGCGCACGGCCAGCGACACGGAAAATCCCCGGAAGGCGGAGAACATGACGCTGATCTCGCCCAATGACGCGGCGGAACGGCTGGCGGCGCTGTATGAGCACTATCTGCGGGTGCGGACCGTTAAGGGTAAGTTTGTCACAAACGGCAACTATCCCGGACAGCGCGTGACCGTGGATGCAGCAACGGGGAAAACGCTGACCGGCAACATCGTGTCCGTGGACTGGAAGATCTCCGCGAATCAGGCCGCCGAGATG